TGATTTAAGTATAATCCAACAAAACAAGATTGTCAAATGTTTTTTTGGTTCAAAACAAAAGGGCGAACGCGCCGGGGGACCGAAATTTATACAGGTTTTATAACATAAAAAGCCGTTCCCTGCAAGCGCAAAGAACGGCTTTTGAACGGAATCGAAACAAACGCCTACGCCACGCCTATTTCAATTTGCTACGATTGGCAACCCATTGTCGCCTGTAATGGTCAATCGCCTTCCCTATATACGCCTCGGAATACGGCTGACCATTCTTTTTCTTCGGCGATCCCAACCAAAAGACAAGCTGATCCCCTGTGTCAATCAGCCCATCTTTCACGCGCGATTGGTAATTGCCGAAAAAATCCTGAACACCGGACACGACTTTCGCCACAAACCCGACCGCCTGCACGTTGGTCATGGTTGGATTAGACATTGTCATCATCCGGAACACCCAATAATTCGCGCGCCTTGCCGATCATCGGGATCACAACGGCGTCATCGATCTTGTTTGCGCTGTCTGCGCAAGCGTCCTCGATCGCGTCAAACAGCTTGTCCATCAGCTTGACGAAAGTCTCTTTGTCAAGCATTGCCAAAACTGCGTTCAAAATTGCTGAAACTGCGTTCATTTTTTTACCCCCTTGAGTATTGATTGAATAAAACGCGGATTTTTATTGATAAAGTCAACCAGCACCACCGCCAGCGTGTTGACTGTTTTTTCACACAGACCAAGAGAATAGTTTTCAGAGATCCAATGGATCAACTCGTGCAGGATCGTTTCGATCCGCTTCTGCTGTTCCATTCCCTTTTCAATAAAGATTTTATTCTCATGCGCGATGCACAACCCCAAACATTCCGAACCTTCGGCGGTGATCTTTTTGTGGTATAAAATGTCAATGGTGAACGCGCCGACCTTTAACTTTTTAATCGTACCAACCCCAGTCTGGCACTTCCGGCTTTTCTTTTTCGTCTGGTTTTTTGCCATCCATAGACATCCTTTCTTAGAAAATGATCTTGGTTTTCAATTCGTGCGTGTCATGATTTCCACCCTTGCGATTGCGAACCATTGTCAACTCCAACTCAACGCATCCCAAGTTTGCCGGACGCCATGCCTTTCGCGTGATATAGGACGTATTATCCGGAACGTACCCGCGCAAATAACTGCCTGTCCTGACGAACACCTTCTCGACGCTTTTTAAGGTACATGCAAAATTGCCACCGCCTATGGCAAGCTGATCGACTTTGTCACCCCATTTTTTATGATCGTGACCCATCAAATAAATGTCTGCCTTAAACGCTTCCTGCGCCTTTTCAAGATTGCGGACGCTGGACGCCGTCGTTCCACCGCCCCCTGTGCCGTGATGCGCGAAAATATCCTTCTGAATACCGGTACGCCCACCATGCCCACCGCGAATGATCATCCGGATCATCCCACACCCGCCAAGATATTTGCACTCCAACATCCGGCATAAGCGTTGTGTGGATGATGTGCTGTCCGAAGGAAACACAAAATAATGGTTGCCCTCGAT